ACGCCGCCGCGATGTCGTCGGCAACGCCAGCGGCCGAACGAATGGCCTCCTGCAGCTCTACCTCGTCGGGGCCGGGGTTCAGCAGATAGTCGATGAATGAACGGCTTGCCATGGCTATGCCTCGTTTGAGCGATTGCGCTGCATGCGCTTGGTTTCGATCTGCGCATCACGCGCGGCCCATTTGCGATACTCGCGGATGACGGACGTGGCCACGGCTTCGGGCTCGAGTTTTTTCAGCTCGGCCTCTGCGATGATGTGGGGAATGTCGCGCTTGGCGATCTTGGGATTGGCGACGAGAGCGCGCGCCTGATCGAGCTTTGCAAAGTACGTGAACACCTGCCCGGTGGTCATAGCCTTGTGCGCCCGGCGCTCGCCCTCGGCGCGCTCCTCGATATGGCTTTTAGTTGGACGGAATTTCACGAACCACGATCCTCAAAAGCTGCCGCTGATATGGAAACGGCGGCTCAATCGAGAACCGATATTCCCCCGGCGTGTCGCCCTCGAACTCGAATGCCCCATCGTCCACCGTGCTCGCCTCTCCCTCATAGCGCACAATGGTGTTTTCCGGCACTGGAAACTGCACCGCCTCCCCATCATCGGGCAGCGTCCACTCGGTCTTGTCGAGCAATGCCGGCCGCTCTGCCGGCGCGCCGTCGAGCACGTACTGCAGCGCAGGGTCGAGCGCCAAGGCAATGCAGATTTCATTGGCGGCAACAGGCTGCGCCACCACGTCACGAAACATCGAGCAGGTGCCGGCGCTGATGACTTCGCCGGTGTCCAGGCGGTAAATCGAGAATGGGAAACCTGCCATGTCATTCACCGCTTAAAGTTGATCAGGCGCAGCACCGAGTCGGTCATGTCATAATTGCCGTCACCGGACAGATTATGAAGCGTTGCAGTATAGGTGCATGTCAGCCCTGACGGGGCATAGTCCACATGCGTAAACGCCACTGGATAGGCAAAATTGTCGTCATAGAATAGCGTGCGCTGAGTTATCTGCGAAGCATTTCGGGCGATGCGGATTTGCAGATAGCCGAAGTTTCCGCCGCCAGCACTTGGCCGGTTGAGGAACGAGGAAAAATCGATACTCACCGCACCGTATTCATTGAATATTGCAGCATCGCGAAGAAGCCCGCCCGGCCCGACGAGCCCGCCCGGTGTGGTGATGACGATGGACGTGGCCGCATTATAAGCGAGCTTGTTGGTTCCCACCGACAGGTTCTTGATCACCGCGTTTTCGATGTAGAGCACATTGCTCTCAAGGAAGAACGGGAACGTGCCGGTGGTGGTGGCGCGGCCGATCTTCACCTTGTCGGCGTCGAGGATGATCTGGCCCAGATAGCCGCCGCCACCATTGCTCACCACATCGAACATCATGCCCGAATTGACGAGCGTGCCGCCCGGATCGAGGCTCACCATGATCTGATAGCGCGCGAGCACGCCGGCCGGATTGATCCCGACTTCGGCTTTCATCAGGATTGCAGCTTCAAAGCCCAGCGCCTCGGCCGTCACGCGGTCCACCAGAATGGCGCTGGCATTGTCCGCCGCCGCGCGCACTTCGGCCTCTTGGTCGATTCGCGCGGTGTTCAGCTCAATCTCGCCCGTCGCCTCGTTGATGGCCTTGGCCTGCGCCAGAATGGTGCGCTTGAAGCTCTGTTGATTGCGCAGCAGCACCGGCGTGGGAAAGCCGTTGCGATCCACCACCGGCGTGTTGATGTCGAGTGGCTGAAATTGCGTCGGGCTTTCGTCCAGCGTTGCCATTACTTGAGCGCCAACCATGCACGAGAGACGAGGTTGCGGCGCACGTTGCCGCTGATCTGCATGCGATAGCGGCGCGTGCGCGAGGCGCCCAGGCCACGGAACTGCACACGCTCGGAGAACTCGCCGTCATAGCCCAGCGGCTCCTCGCCGTGCTCGAACCACGTGCGGCCATCGTCGTCGGAATAGGACAGCACCATGACGGGAACATTGGGTGTCAGGCCGTCGATGGTCAGCACGTCGCCATCCAGCTCTGTCAGCTCGAAGGCGTCGAAATCGATCAGATCGACTTGGCCGGCAGTCTCGCCGGGCTCGCCGCCCTCGCCCACGTCCATTTCCAGCTCGAACGCGGCATGCCGGTTGACGCGCTGGTCTGCATGATAGGCCGGGCTGATGATGTCGAGCACGAGCGGCTGGCCGGCATTGGTGTAAACATTGGACGCGAGGATGCGGATATTCGGCCCGGCAGCATCGCCCATCAGGTTCATATTGAAGGCGCGCACCACACAGGTGGCGCGGTGACGCCCATAGGTTTCGTCGCGCAGGCCATGCCACAGCTTGGTGGTGACATCATAGACGAACGTGCGCGTTTCGACGGATAGCTGAAAGAACGGATGGCCACGGTGGACATAGGCAATCATCTGGGCCGTGGCGAGATTGAGCCCCGCGAGCCCGTCATGGATCGCCGCCGTGCTGATCGGCGTGGGCGCCAGCCCATCGGTGATATAGACCACGCCATTGGACGAGAGCCACGCCATGCCGAACTCATTGCTGGCCACCGCCATGGGCGAAGCGATGCCGCTGCCCATGGTGGCGCCGTCGATGCGCGAGAAGGCGCTGGCAACGCCGCCAGCGTTATAGAAGGGCTCGACGCTATCGACGCCAAACACGAACAGGTTGCGCCGATGGCTATGCACGGCAAGCGCGCGGTCTGGGTACGCTTCGGCCGTCGAGACAGAGAGCGGATCGACAACAGTGCTGTTCAGCTCCGTATGGAAGAACTGGCCGGTGGCAAGGCGCTCAAAGACGAAATAGCCGTCCACGCTGGTGACGGTCGCGGATGGGAACAAGTCGCTGGTGGCGGTGAAATCTTCCGGCGCCGGTGGCGTCACGGTGTCCTCGTCCGCCTGGACGGTATAGCGCCACGACTTCACGCCATCGACAATCACGATGTCGAGCCCGTTGGTGGCCATCATGGCTGCAGCGTTGACGGACAAAGCGCCCAGCTTCCGCACGGTGCCGGCTGCATCGGTGATCTTGTAGAGCCCTTTGGTGGTGACGAAATAGGGACGCTCGTTCAACACCAGAGCGTCGGCCACCGGCCCGATGTTTGGCGCGATGTCGAGAGTGGCGAGCGCGAACTGGCCCGGCGCCCCCACGATGGTGACGGGGTTTTTGGCGTCGTCGGGCGCGCGCTCGGCATAGGCATTGATCAGCACGCCGCCGCTGTTCTTCACCGAATCGGTGCGGCCATACGCGATGGCCAGCGGGACCGGGCGGAACTTGAAGCCCATTACCGCACCACCGGGCCAAAGTTGTTGATGTCGAAGCGCTCGCCACCGGAATGCGGATGGCGCGGCGAGACTTCGGGCAGCTCGAAGTTGGCTTGCTTGATCAGGCGCTTGGCGCTCTGGGCCATGGCAATCGTCACCTGATCCAGCTCAACCTCGAAGTCGGGCGCGAGGCGCACGGCGAGATTGTAGAAAATGGCGTCCTCGTAGCCGGGCGCCAGCTCGAACTCCTCTGTGTCGAGCGTCGGCAGCGTGACGAGCGGCGCCTGCACCACCAGACGAATGCTCGGCTCCATCGGCAGGCAGTCGAGCCCGATCTGGGCTTGAGGGAAGGTCTTGAAATAGCAGAAGCGCGACGGCGTGCCGGGCGCGTCGGCCTGCCCATTCAGCACGGCATATTCCTTGACCGTCATTTCATCGAGCGGCCATTGCGTGGTGCCGTCGCTGATCGAGGCGCCAAGGATCGACACCGGACGCTCGCCCACAAAGTCGGAATTGAGCGCGCTGGAATAGGTGTAGAGCCGCTTGGCGGGGTCGAGGTCGAAATTGACGATGGCATTGGCCACCACCATGAGCTTTTCGAGACGCCACGTGTCGAGCATGCCGCGCAGCTCGGTCTTGCAGTCTGCCAGCTCCGTGGTGGAAGGCTGGCGCCCGCGAGGCAGAGCGCCCAGCTTGCGCATTGCGCGTGTCACGAGTCGCGTGGTGGTGGTGGCCATGGGTCGCTCCTTACTCGTCGGCCTTCATGGGCGCGACTTCGCCAGCATCCAGCTCGCTTTCGGTCTTGGCGTCGGTGACAGCATCACCGGGCCGGGGCGGCAGCTCGTTCTCGGTCTTGCCGGACAAGTCCTCTGCCTTGACCTGGGCCTTGGTAGTGGCCTTGCCCTTGCCGTCTGCAGTCTTGGGCTTACGCACGCGCTTGGCCGGGCTGGCAGCGGCAATGTCGCCGTCATCGACGTTGACGAGTGTGCTGGCCGACTTGCGACGAGGCAGGCCCACCGGGCGCGTCAGGTTGTTGGCCTGAGTGGCGGGCGCCAGCTTGTCGTCGTGTTCGTCCTCGTCGTCCTCGTCGTCACCCTCATAATTCGGGTGGCCTTTGACGAGCGCCGGGCTGTCTTTCCAGCCATCGGCCTGCATTTCGTGCAGCTCGTCGCCGTCGATGTCGAAGATGCGCCCTTCCGGGTGATCCTCGTTGTAAAGCATCGTTCTCACTTTGGGCATTTCTCACTCCATCCCACGGCATAAACAGAAACGGCGCGCTCTGGCCATGGGAACCAGAACGCGCCGCCTATTAGGCCACAACTCTGTCGGTTAGGACAGCGCCGAGGACCAAATGCGGTGGCCCAATTCGGGGTAAATCGCCTTCACCCCCCAGAGCGCATCGATACGGGTAATGCCGTTGTAGGCATTGATGTCGAAGTCACCCACCATCGTCAGGCTGATGCCAGTCTGAGGATCGCGGACACGACGAGCGAGCGGCGCGTTGTCGGGCAGCTCGATGTCGATCATGGCCAGGGCGATAGCATCGCGGTGGAACGCGACGTTCTGGCGGTACGTGGTGCCGGCAGTGCCAATCACGGTGATGGCGGCGTTGTCGGCCGGCGCAGCGGTGACGTTCTGGTAGGCGGCAAGGCTGATGCTCGTGCCTTCCTGATCCACAGTGGTCAGCGTGCCATCGTTGATGGCCGGGCTGATCTGCAGAGTGGAAGCACCGGCGCCGCTCGAAGCGGCCACGGTGGTGACGGTGAAGCGCTGCAGACGGCCAGTGCTTTCATAGGTGCGCGGGTTGACTTCATAGACGCCGGCAATGGTGAAGCAATCACCGATGTTCAGCAGCGCGGCCACGGAGTTGGACCAACCATCGGTGACGAGGCTGGAACCAGTCTGGCCGGCGCCGTTGACCAGCGGCGTGCCGCCCAGGGCGCCAACCGTGTGGTTCGGCATCTGGGCAGTCTTGAACGCTTCCATGTTGGACAGCATGTTCAGATAGTGGCGCTCGATGGCGGTTTTCACCATGCCCTCGTTGGCCAGCTTCTTCACGTCCTTGCCAACGGCGGCAGCGTCGAGCGGGTTCAGCACGGTGCGCAGCATGCCATCGTCAGGCACGCCAACCATTTCCATATAGGCCGAAGCGTCGGCCCAATTGTCGGTGTTCACGACAGTGCCGGGCGTGCCCGAACCGAAGAAGAACTGGCGAGCGGCGCACTGCGCAATGGAAAGGTCGATCTGGTGAGCGATCTGCGAAATGCCGCTGGCCAGATAGCGCGAGGAAAACTGAGTGAGCGACAGCGTGCGGTCGATCTGCGAAATCTGCAGGCCGACATGCTCCTGACGGTTGACCACCAGCGTGGTGGTGCGATCAACGAGCGGCTGCTTGACGAGCGTGCGGCCCGAAGCCGACTTCACGCGGTACGGCAGCTTGATGTTGATGGTGTCGCCAATCTTGCCGAACTCTTTTTCAAGGTTGCGGTGGACGAGGCGAGCAAACACCAGCTCGTTCTTGAGGAGGCGCAAGCTCTCCTTGGCGATCTGGTCGTTGGTGAGAAGGACGTTACCGGAGCCGTTAAGGCGGGGCATGGTGGAAACCTCTATGTGGGAATGGATGGCTCTGTGCGCTATCGCGCTGAACCGGCCCTTAGAGGTCGCCGTCACCTGCCCGAATTGACCGCCTGGGCATTGCGTGCGTCGAGATATAGCCCAAGAATAAGCCCCACGCAACGGATTGCGCAGGGCTCGCGGCGTCGGGCTCAAGGCCCAGCCGTCTGGGGTATTACGCAGCAGGGTCGCGCGGTGGCCACTCCCACCATTCTTTCTGGTCGCTCGTGCGCTGGCCTTCCACCAGCTCCTTGGTGAAGCGCCCGCCCACATCGGTATGGATCGAGGCGGTAATGGTGTTCTCGTCATTGGCGCCGCCCTTCTCGGGCACGGCGAGGACGAGCGCGGCAAATGGCGCGTCATTGTTCACGTGGCGGTAGTGGACAATGCGGCCGACTGTTGGGCGTGGAGACATGTGATTTTCCCATGTGTTGGTTGACGGGCGCAGCCTATGCGCTCGCCATGGCAAAGAAAAGCCCCGCTCCGGTTTACAACGCCGGGCGGGGCTCTCTTGGTCGCAACGTGTCAGGGGAGAAATCCAACGCCCTATGTATGGCGCAGGATCAGGCGTGCGTCACCAGAAATCTTTGCTGGCACGCTCCTCGCTGTTGCGGCGCTTCTCGAACTCGGAGAACGAGAGCCCGTCATAGCCGGCCTCGCCCTGGGCGTTGCCGTTCGTCTCGTCAATCGGGTCCGGCGCATCGCTGCCCTTGGGCGTCGGCTTGGCCTTATCCTTCGCCTCGTCGCCCTTCTTGGCCTCTGGCTTCACATAGGGCTTGTCGAGCTTCACCAGCGCCTTGAGCCGGGCCGTGGGGGTCTTGAGGTCCGCGATGGATTTGGACAGGGCGGGGTCATCAAGGAATGCCTGCAGCACGGTTTCGGGATTGTCCAGCTCGGCAATGGCAATGGCCATGTCGCGCGTCACGTCCACGTCCTTGCTCTCGACAACCTGCTTGAACAGATCGCCATGGCCGGCGTCCGCCAGCGTGGCCTCGATTTCCTTCACGGCGCCAACCAGCTCGGCGTCGGGCTTGCCCTGGGGCTTGTCGTCGGCCGGCTTCTCCTCTGCCTTGGGCTTCGGCTTGGCCTCGTGATCCTTCTTGGCCTGCAGATAGTCCTCGTAATCGTCAAAGTCCTCGGCCTTCGGCGGCGCCGCATCGTCGGCCTTGGGCTTGGCCTCGATCTGTTTGCGCAGATCGGCCGCTTCCTTCTCGGCAGCGTCGGCGCGTTCCTTCTCGCGGTCGCGGGCACGGTTGGCGCGAGCAACGCGGCGCTTGACGCCTTCGGGCAGATCGTCGCCCTTGTCGTCGTCCTCGTCCTTGTCGTCGTCGCCGTCCTTCTTCTCGGGCTCCTTGGCCTTGTCGGCTGGCTTGTCCTTATCGACGCCGGTGCCCTTGTCCTCGTTCTTCTCGGGATCGTCGGTCGGCTCTTTGCCCACGCCTTCGATGGATTTCACGTCCGTGACTTGATCCCAGCCCACATCGTCGCTGTGATCGTCGCGGGGCGTGCTGTCATCGGTATGGCCATTGCCGCCTGCCGTGCTGCTCTCGAACTCCTCGGTGCCCGATTCGGTGTCCTCGGTGCCGAAGCCGCCAAAGTCTTTGATGCCGCTCATAGTCCCATGTCCTCTATGCAGTTGCGGCGGGCGCGTTCGGCGCCGGCCGTGGTGGTTGGGCGTTCGCCGCTGCCATAACCTCTGCCAGCCCTTCGGCAATGAGGTCGCGGATAGTCTCGATCATGGCCGCGTCTGGGCCGGTCGTTGCTGCTGCCAGCTCTGCCATCTTGGCCTGCGCTTCGAGCCCCTTGGCCTTGGCCATTTCGATGTCGGCCGTGGCGCGCGCCATCATGGCCTCGTTGGTCTGCATGGCAAGCTGCTGCTCTGGCGTCGGCTGCAGCTCGGCAATGCCGGCGTCCTTCTTCTCCTTTTCGGAGAGGAACTGCGGCGGGATCAGCTTCACGAGGCGCTTGGCGATGTCGTCGGCGCCGGGCCAATCCATGTTCAGCGCGATCTTGTCGAGGATCACGGCGCCAGCGGCCGGAACCACGCGCACGAACTCCAACAGAGCCTCGACGGCTTCCATGCGCTGGGTCGTGTAGCTCGGGCCGGTCTTGACCACCACGTCAAACTTGGCGTGCTGCATGTCGTTGATGATGACGTGCTTGCCGGTCTGCTCGTCCACCACCGTCTTGTTGATCGGCACGAACGCGGTGCTGCCATCCTTGTTGCGCAGGCGAACGATGCGCTCGCTGTCATAGATTTTGGGGATGACTTCGCAGGCGATGATGCCCAGGCGGCGAATGGCCTTCGAGAGATTGTCCATGAACACGAAGCTGGACACGTCCGATTCGCGCTGGCGAGCGAGGATGGCCCGGCCGCTCGTCTCGTTCGAGCGATTGCCAACGCTGGCGTCATACATGCCGATGGCGGCTTTCACCTTGTCGGTGAACACTGCAGCCATCTGAACCTCTGCCACTGGCATAGGCGGCGGCAGCACGCGCGACGGGACCGGGTAGCCTTCGCCCATGTGCTTGAACGGCAGATAGGGCGTGTTGGTCTTGTTGGCGTTGTCCCAGAACTTCTCGTAACCCTCGATCTGCTCGGCGGTGACGAGCCACGGCGCCAGCGGCGCGAGCCCGATGCGCTCGACGGCAGCGGACAGGAAGAAGTTTTCTGCCATCTTGGCGTCTTTGGCGTTGTGGATCAGGCCGCGATAGATGCGCTTGTCCGCGAAGTCGAGGCGCTTGCCGGCCACCGGGATGATCGGAATGGTGGAGCCCACCCAGCGCTTTTTGGTTTCGAGGATCGACACGCCGGTGATCAGGCGGCGATAGACCACATGGGTTTCGATGTTGCGATAGCGGCGCACCGTAATGCCCTCTTTCTGCAACTCGTCCATGATGCCCCAGATTTCATCTTCCCAGATGACGCGCATGTCAGTGAGCTGCAGGAGGCGGCGCACGGTCGGGATGCGCTCGAAGTATTCCGCGATCTTCACCGTGTCGTTGTTGGCCCACCACTTGCCGCTGTCGCCCAGCTCCGCGAAGCCATCGGCGCCCTTGTCTGGCCAGCGCTTATCGAACTCGGCACGGCTGCGCTCGTGAAAAATGAAGCCCCAATTTTGATCGCTGAAATCAGGCTCCATCGCATCAGGGTCCGCGATGACTGACCACCGATTGCGCACGGCGCTGAATTTCAAATCCTGATCGAAGGTGATGCCCTTACCGTAGGCGGTGCCCACGCGCAGCCATCCCATGCCAGTTTCGATGGCGTGCTGCAGCGCTGTGTCATAGTGGTGCTCGGCGCCGTTCTCATACTCGGCATTGCGGATCAGCCCTTCATAGACTTCCGCCATGCTGAAATTCGAGACGCCATCGGTGGCGTCCACCATGGCGCCCTGGCTCTCGCTATCGCCGGGGATCACCTGAATGGACGGCCGGTTCTGCAGCCCGTCGCCAAGCACCTGCGCAATGTACTGATCGAACGTGTTGATGATCAGCATGGGCCGATCTTCATCAACGCGCTTGGCCTGCTCGGTCGCCGCCCACTGGCCGCTGCCGTCGATGGCGGCAAGGTCGCTCGTCCAGGCGTCCCACTGTTCTTGCCAATAGCTGATGCCATAGGTGGCGCGGTCGCGGGCTTCGCGCAGAATGGCCTCCTCCGTGTCCTCCTCGCGCTCATAGAACGGCGAATTGGTGGTGAGGTCGATGTGCTCGGTGTTCTTCGGCTTGCCCGGCTTCATCGCCCGCTTGGGCTTGCCGGCGCCCGCTACCTGTTTGACCATGTGCCCCGCCTGTCGTGGTTGTTCGGCTTCAAATCTTGCTTTGTCTTAGCTGGGTTCGTTACCACGAAACGCAGCATTTGCAGAGCGTCCATCGGGTGCGATGCCCAATTGTGCAGAGGATCGACGCTGAAAACCTCGCGCTCAAGGTTATACTCGCGCTGATACTTCTGCATGGCGCTCCATCCACCGCGCCCCTCGCGCCATGTGTCGCCAGTCGGCCGGCCATTGTAGCCCTGCAGGCAGTCCACTTCGCAGCGGTTGATGTCGATCCAGATGCGCGGGAACAGCGGCCGGATGCTCTCGATGGCGTCACGCTTCACCTTCGGGCGCTCGTGCGTCACGAACGGAATGCCATAATCCCGCTTGGCGATGTCGGCGCGGCTCAACGCCTCGTCCGATCCCAGCTCGCGCACGCTCAAATCGTGCGGACCATGGTGCTTGCCCCAGCGGATGCCGAACTTGTCGCGGAAGTCGGCCAGCCAGTTGCCATAATGGGGGAAGGTCTTGCCGTTGTTCTTGTAGAAGGCCACCAGCCTAATCTCGAAGCCATGGAGCTGGAACAGCCACAGGCTCATGTCGTCGTTCATGCCCAAGTCCCAGATCGTGTGGACCGGCAGGCTGGGCTCGATCGGGATGAAGGTCTTGGCGCCACCGCGTTCGAGGAGCGCCTGAATTTCGGTGTGGTAGATCAGCCCTTCAAGCAGGCTCTCGTCAGGGTCTTGCTGGTACTGGCTCGAATACAAATACGTGTCCGCCCGTTGAAGCTGCTGCAGCTCTGCCAGCGGCTCTTTCCATTCCCAATAGGACACAGGCTTATCCTCAAAGCCGGTGTCGGCCAAGGCCAGCTCGCGGATCGACGGCGGCAGGCTGGCGATATAGGCACGGTCGAGCACGGCCGGGATTTTCACCTTGCGGTATTTGTCTGGGCTCTTGTCGCTGGTGAGGAAGTCGGTGGTGTCGCCAATGCCGATGCGCTGCTGCAGCATGATGATGGGCACGGTAGGCAGAGCGCGGCGCGAGCGAACGATGCGGTTCGTCATCGTGTTGCTGCGCTGCATCTTCACAAAGCTGCCGTCGATCTTGGGCGGCATGGGATCGTCAACGAGGATGGCGCCGGTGAACACGTTGTCCACCATGAAGCCAGCACGCCGGCCGGTCGGCTGGCCTTCGGGCGTGGTGCCGTACATGGAATGCGTGTTGCCGTGCTCGTCCTTGGCCTTCCAGTTGAACTTTTGCCACATGTCCTCGCTGGCCTGCATTGGCCAGCACTCTTGATAGAACTCGGACGTGATGATGTCGCGCACGCGGCTGGTGTTCTCTTTCACCAGATCGTCGGAGTAGGACAGCGGCAACCACCGGGTCGAGAACGCGCTGCCCTTCTCGATGCGATTGACGGCAACGCTCTTGAGCATCGCCCAGGCGGGGAAGTGGATCGAAAAGATTTCGGTCTTGGTCGAGCCCGGCGACACGTTGATGATCAGAAAGCGCTCGTCGCCGTCATAGACGCGCTGCAGCTCCTCGCAAATGTAAGTGTGGTGCCAATTCCAGACCAGCTCCATGTTCTGGACGAACCAGAAGGCCATGCGCACGAACGCGGGAAAGCTCGCCTCGCACAGAGCGCGCACCGCTGCCTTTTGGGCCGGGGTCAGCTCTGACCATTGAGGGAGCACGCGCGGGCGCAGGGGAACGTCAAGCATTCAGGTTGTGCCGACGATCAGCTTGCGGCCGACAAAGTGCATTCGGTCCCAATCGAACTGCCGGTTCTCGCGGTGGTGCTGGGCAGTAGGGAACACATGCTTGATGGCAGGCGGCTTGGCCTTGCGCTCTGCCTTCTCCTTCTTCACCACCGCGCGCCGCTGCTTATTGCGCCACGCTGCAACGCCATCGCCCAAGGCGCCGCCGTGCATGCGAATGTGATCCTGCCCCTCGATCAGAACGAGATTGTGCGGCGCGTCGTTCTTGCCGTCGCCATCCACATGATGGACTTGGAAGCCATCAGCCAGACGGTCGCGCAGCCATTGCTCTGATCGGTCGGGGTGAAGCCCCAGCCATGCTTGGTGATGCGGTGCAAGATCGGGCATAAAATTCTATCCAGCCTTAGAGCAATGATTGGGCCACTTATAAGCCCTCGCCAGCAAATCTGTTCTACGGCGCGTTGAACCGATACTGGATGCGAGCGAGCAAGCCATTGACCGCCAAGCTGTCCAACGCGGCCACGCGGAAACCCGATGTGCGGGTGTGCTCGTGCTCCTCTGCCCAACAGCCCCACGCGATCACCAGCGTGTCAGGATCAAGCTCGCCACGGTCGATCATGCCCAGCGTCTCAATGAGAATGTCGCGCGGGCTCTGGCTCTGCATGGAGTTTTCCCGTTCGGCGCGGTGGGCGCCAAGGGCTTCCACCTTGCGGAAGTCGGTCGATGCGTCCAGCGGGCCGCTGGTGGGTTTATCCGCGCTTGCCAAGGAACATTCCTCCTATTTCCTTCACCGCCTGGGCGATGTCAGCACTGTTGACGGGTGCGATGGGCGTGGGAACGAGCGGGTTGCCGTCCTTGCCGGTGAGAATGCGCCGATTCGTGTAGGCATCGCCCATTTCCTTGGCAGCTTGCTCCATCAGCTCGGCGGCGAGGCGCAGATTGCCTTGCTTCTCGGCCAGCGCCGCATAGCGCTGCAGGGACCGAATGCGTACAGAGCGATGGCTGATCCCGATGGTGCTGGTGTCCTCAAGGAACGTCTTGCGCGTGGCCTCGAACAGCTCTTTCCAGCGCTTGGCCACGGTGGCGCCAGCCCTCTTGGTCGGATCGTATGCCTCGACGTGCTGGCGCGTGACTTCAATGCCCAACTCCTCCTTGACCGCTTTGGCCACGGTCAATGGACTGTCGAAGCATGCGAGCGCCTGCACGATAAAGGTCTTGGCCTCGTTGTTGAGCGGTTCTTTCGCCATGGTCGCGGTCTAGGTCCGGTCTGGTGTTCAACGGCTTGTAGCATGCAGGCGGCGGCGGCGCACGATGACGAGCACGAGAGCTGCCGCAACAGTCATCCAGAGCTTGCCAAGCACCTGCCCCTCGATCAATGCAAGCGAGCCGAATGCAAGCGCCAAGAACACTGCGCTATCGACAACGGCGCCGACAACGCCGCTCGCAAGAACAGCCAGCACCAAGCGACGGCGGCGCAATGGCGCATAGACCATCAAGTCTGCAATCTCTGCCAGCATGAAGGCCATGGCGGACGCGAATGCGAGTGACGGCGCAGCGACGGCCAGAGAAAGGAGCGCGCCGGCACAGATCGCCCCAACCGAGGCTGCAGCACCCATGCGCTCGTGAACGATGTCGCGGAGCACGAGAGCAGCGCCGACCATCAGCACGCCGCTGGGCGCCATCAGGCCGAAGCCGACCGGCACGAGGCATGGACCATTCGGGGTGCACTCTGTGCCCACGTTGCCGATCAGGTAATTTGCTGCAGGCACGGTGGCGATAAACAGGGCGAGGGCAAGGTGCGCGATCAATGGAATAGCCTTTCAAATGTGGGCGGCGGTGGTGGTTCCCAGCGTCCTGGGCATTGCATGGCGTCGAGACGCTCGGCCATTGCCTTGGGCGTGTTGCTGGGCCTGCTATGGTTCTGGGCGATGTTGGTGCTATCCAGCGAACTGAACGGCCATTGCTTGCCCGCGAGCTGCATGCCGCGCAGCATATGAAGCCACGGCAGATGCCGGTGGCGCTTTGCAATCTCGTCCCACATGAAATCCATGCGGCGGCGCCATGCTGCCGAGAGCACGTCGCGGTATTCATCCGTGGAGCCGATGCAGACGCGCGGCCACGCATCGAGCAGGCGCAACAGCCGCTCTATCGGTTCATCCATATGCCAGACAGGGGCGCCACGTTGACCGTGCGGCCACTGCGCTATGAGCGCATCTTGGAGCTGCCCGCCAGCGTCCACCACGTCAGGGATCACCGCCCACGTGGAAGCGAACGAGAGCCAACGGTCGCACCATTCATAATAGGCCGGCCAGTCTGGCTCGTGTCCGCGCTTCCACGCGGAAAACGCGCCATTATCGAGCATCACGGATTGGCCGATTTCGTGGACACGCTCGACATCATCGGGCCGGGCATGGCTCACACAGAAATGCCGCCCGGCGAGCTGGTAAAGCGCGTCGAGCGGGGTAATGGGCGTGCCGTGGTAATGGATCGTCAAGGCTGCAGCCACTTCTCGCCATAGACATGGACGATGTTGGTGCCGATCTGCTGGCCGACGACGCCACGCTTGCCATCGCGGCGCTGGTAATAGCCGATGACTTCGCCATGGAAGCCGTCATGCTGGATGGTGAAGCGCTCGCCACGGATCGGCAGGCCCAAGCTGCTGCCCATCTTCATGGCCTGGGCGATGGCGATGAGCTCCTTGATGGCCTCGCCATAGAATTGATCGGTGCCGCCCTCGTCCAAGAACTCTTGCGCCAGCTCGATTGCCGTGTAGGTTTTGCTCATGGCTCGATGTCCATGCTGCAGACGCCAGCGACATTGGCCAGCTCGTCGCGGAGCCGGTCATAGCTGATGGTGTTCGCCTTTACCGCTTCGGTGAGGCCAGAGGCGTTGAGGCCACGCTGCTTTTCCCACTGGCCACCGGCGCCAATGCCAAGCACGAATGCGGCGACGATCAGGAACGGCGCGATGGAGCGCTTACGAGGCACACGCTCGCCGGTGCCGGTGTAGAGATATTCGGGCTCGCGCTTCATGGCAGATCGTCCCTGTTGTTGCCGGCGTTGACGATGGCAAACACCAGCGCCACGACGATGAAAAGGATCAGGCAAATCCAGAACGTCATTTGTCGTTCTCCTTGATGGTTTCGGCCGCGCCCTGGCGCAGCTTGCGGTGGATGGCATCGAGCTGCTTGCGCCGGGCGATGTCCTCGTGCTCGACGGTTTCGGTTTTCTTCCAGCGGCGCTTGGCCACCAGAGCGTTCTTGGCGCCGTGGTTTCTCATTTGGGCACTCGTGCGGTGTTGCAGACGATGGTGTAGAGGCGCAGCGATGTCATGGGCTTGCCGATCCAGTGGCGGGCGATGCCATCAGCTTCGCGTGGGATCGGCGGCAGCTTACGATTCGGCCGCTTCACTTTGAGCACCTGCAGCGCGTGCAGACATGCAGCGTTTCAGGCATGACGAGCACGCTGGGCGGAATGCGGATCAGCACACGCTCGATAATCAGCACACGCCAATGATGGATGCCCAGACGACAGAGGAGCCGCCCGATCACGGCGCACGCCTCTTGGTAGCGGCTTTGATAGCCCATGATCGCAATTCCCATGTGCGATTGATTTAGACAGCGCAGTCTAACGGATCATGCGACTCGCAGCAAGCACGTCCCACAGGCTTGAGCGACGTGAACATGGGCGATTTCCGGCCCATTCTTGGCAGCATCGACCATGGCCCGAACGTGCGCAGCGTCGGCGCCATAGCGGCGGACGATGGACACGAACTCTTGGACATCATGGCCGCGCATGGCGAACACCGGCATGCCGCTCGCGCGCGAGAACTTGGGCGCCCCGAACTCGTCGCGCTCTTGGCCACAGTGCAGCAGCTCGTGCTCGATCAGCGCGCAGAACTCCGCGTCCGAACACTCCTCGGCATAGGCGGCGTCGATGGTGATAAGGAAATCGAGCCCCAGCAGACGATATTGCGGGAACCATTCATCAAGCTGCATCTGGGCGCGAGCGCGTGGCCACTTGCCCATGGTGTTCGGCGGGCGAAACTCGCACTGGCCAAGCACCTGCATGCCGTTCTTGGAATTGGTGACGCGAGCCCATAGGAACCCTATCTTGGCCACCATCAGGTGGCGGTGCTCCTCGTTGAACAGCGGCGAATCGTCCTCCTCGATAAACGTCTGCCGCGCCCACTCGTCCAGCTCTGGCGCCGGGATGAACGGAGAGGACGAGGCAAAGGCGTCCTCGTCCTCTGGGACTGGTGGCGGGAGCGGTCGTTTCATTGAGCGAGCTGGTAAGGCCGCGCATTGCGCAGCGCAATCTCGCGGCGCTGCATTTCCTGCAGGATGCCGGTCAGCTTCGCCAGCTCCAACTTGACGCTCGACACGTCCACCTGCACGGAGCCCACGCCATCCTTGACCTCGGCCACGTCCGTTTTCACATCGCCAACGTCGCTGATGATGGCAGCTTGGAAACGGTCATTGTCGGCCGCGCGGTCTGCCTGGGTGTCCTTGACGCCAGCGACATCGCCAGCCAGCACGAGGATGAACCCGCCCACGCTGATGATGGCCGGCGCCACGATGATCATGCAGAGGCGGGCCAGCCCCTTGAAATACGTGCTCTCGACAAACTGCTTGAGTGTCATTTCACCCTCCATCGAGAGCATTCCCCTGTAGGCTTAGAACGGCGCCGGGCCGGTTTGGTTACTGAGAGACAGAGCGCCAGCGGCAGATTTCTGCGCCGGCGTTATTCAGGCCCACGACTTGCTCCTTTTCGCCGCGCGTCCAGCGCTCATTGGCGCCGGGGTCTGCGATGATAGGGCCAGCGGTGCAGAGATTGCCCACGGTCGGGCTGCAGGCGGCGAGCGCGAGCGCCAGAAGCGCAGCGCCGATCAGTTTGGCTTTGTCCATTTGCTCAACTCCTTGTCCAGCTCGTCGTTCGAGAGCCCCTTGGTGACGGTGCGCACTTCGTTGACGGTAGCCACGTCCTCGCGCTCTTTGACAGCGGCCTTGGCTTGCTCGACGGCGCGGCCGGTGCTTTGGCCCTTCCACCACGCGAACGCGATGGCCAGCAGCACGGCGCCGGCCATCGCCAGATAGGTCTTGAGCTTGGCGATCATTCCCCGAACGCCTTCACCACCGAACGGACGCGGGCGGCGATGCGCTCACCCTTCCACAGCAGGAAGCCCACCGATGCGAGCGTGCCGACGACGAGCGCAATTTTCCAGTGATCCTCAAGCTGGCCGAAGGCGGCGAACGGCATGGCGAGGAACACCCAAACGCCGTTGATGCGCGTCCACAGGGTCTTGTCGGAGCCCTTGGGCGCCACCACCACAGGCGTCTCGACTTCCTCAGTCACCGGCGCTGGCTTGGCCTCAACAGCGGGCTTGCTGGCCGGCTGGGACTTGGCGAGCGTCATGTGGAGCGCGCTGCGCGTCTTGGCGCCGGGGATGCCGTCGATCTGGGTCTTGCCGGGCTCGTCGGGCGGCAGCAGGCCGGCGCGCTGCGCGTCGATCTGGAACGACTTCACGGCGTCGGGTGCATAGCCGGCAAGGACGAGCGCGGTGCGCGTGTACCAGTGCAGCCGATCATCGAAACCATTCATGCCGCCATTGATGCGGCGCGTGATCATTTCGATGTCGTTGTCATCGGCATAGGCGTTGAGCTTGCGGGTGGCCCAATACCAGATAGGGCCGACACCCTCCCACGGATCGGTGTTGATCAGCTCGGGATGCTCGAAGAAGTCAGGCCCGTTCGGATCGACGTTCTTGCGCACCCAGGCGGTGAACTCACGGAGGTTGGCGCCGCCAGTGATCTGCAGCGGGCCACGTCCTGAATTGCGCTCGCCGTCGCCGTCTTTCTCGGGCGTGTTGCCCAGATCGGTGCGGGTGTCATAGCGCGCCTGCGCTGGCGTTGGCCCCCACACTTCGCGGTCATAGTGGAAAGCGCCCGATTCGTGCGCGAGCTGGGCGATGTAGTGGGCAAGGCGGTGGAGCGGAACGAGGCCGAAGCGCTCGCCGTAGGCGTCCAGCCCGACCTCGATTGAAACCATATTGGCGTTGACGGGCTTGCCGGCGATCTTGGCGAGCTGCTGGGCGGAAACGGACATGGGAGAACCAAACCTTGCGACGTGGGGCTTGGCTAAGTGGCTTACAGGATTTTTGGCGCCGTCGCCACCGGGTCGGCCTTGCACACAGCGTCTTTACCATTCCAGCCGCACCACCAGCCGCGCCGGTCGCTGAACGCCGCATTTGCAGCGCCACAGTGCTCGCAAAAATGCTCCTCGTTCTCGCGGTGAACTATCTCCCCGCTATAGAACGCATAGCGGCTTTTGCGCATCCTACTCGGCATTGGGCGCCATCATCGGGATGAAGCGCGGCACGCGGTGGCTGGGCTTGTCGAACAGATACCACGCGGCCGAATCGTAGCCGACTTGCGGATAGGTGTCCGGCATCCAACACACGCGGCCGACAGCGACGACGAGGCGCAGCCGGCTGGCAAATTCCGCGCTCTGGGCGGTGAAAGCCCAATCGACATCGAACAGCAACCACGTGGGGCGCAGATCGGAGAACAGCGGAATGAGCTTGTGCAGGATCGGCCGATCCCATGGCGGGTTGGTGATGATGTGCGTGGTGCCCTCTGGCAGCTTCGCCTCGGTCAATGCCAGGGCGTTGCGCTTCATCATCAGATCGCCATGCGGCACGATGTCAGCCTGCCCGGTGCAGTCGTGGCCAGCGTCGTAGAGCTGCGTCACCAGATCGCCATGGCCAGCGCACGGCTCATAGAACTTGGTGCGCGGCATCAGGTGCGGCAGGAGCGGCGCCACGGCGCGCGGATCGAACGTGCGATAGAGGCTGCGCGGGAGCTTGGCAAACTTGCCTTTGGTGCGGCGTCCCATGGTCTATTCCCCCACTGGCGGCAAGCGGCCGAAGCCATCAGGCCACCGCGTCTTGACGATGATTTTCTTGAGCGCGACGTGATAGGCCACCGCCTTGTCGGCGGCTTCCTTGGTCTTGCCCTTGCGAATTTCGCCCAGCCACTCGCTCCATTCGAGGCGGTGCTTTGGCGTCACGATGAAATCGCCGTCCTTGTCCATTTCGGGCGCGTCCACCAGATCGAGGAACTGCTTTTCCTTGAGATAGGGGATCATGCGGGGATGGGCGCCACGGATCGCGCAGCGGCGCCGGTACACGTCCACCACTTCCTCGGCATAGGCGCGCTCGACATCGGAGAGCTTGAGGAACTGTTTCAGCGCATATTCGAGATTGTCTGGCAGGTGATCCACCGGCCAGCTCTCCCACAACCGTTGAAAATCCTTCCTCCCATCGCCCCCTTGGGGGTTGGGGGAGGTTCTTACGGTTCTTTCTTCCGGTTCCTTTAGAGGCGGTTCACAGTCGGACCCCTCCTCCGGTTCACTGTCGGGCTGGGGGTCAGTTTGGGTCTGGCCCACTTTGGACCCCTCCCCCAAGGTGAGGCGATAGGTGTGCGCCTGCTGGCGCCCGTTACCGTCAAAGCTCTCCTCGATCTGCAGAAACTTGTGCTCCTGCAGCCAGCGGAGCCAGCGCTTGACGGTCGAACGGCCCATGCCGCTTTCTGCCGCCAGCCGGTCGATGCTTGGGCAGCAAAGCCCCGTCGATGTGTTGTGTGCGTTGGCGAGGCAGATCAACAGCATCTTGGCCGCGACCTCTCCCACGTCCGTCTCAAGGACGGCGGCAACTGCCTGAATGCTCATTGATCGGTCCCATGTAGAAGCCCGGCGCACGCGAGCGCGCCGGGTGTGGTCACTATCGCGGATTAAGAACGAGCCGTCAGCCCGTACAGAACCGGAACGCTCGCGCGGTCGCTGATGTCGTGGCCGATCTTGCGGAACTCGCTGCGCTCGATGTTCGGCAGGCCGGGGATGGCCCACTTGAAGAACACGCCGCCGCCCTGGGCGACACGATAGCGGAGCTTGGCCAGCAGTGCGATTTCAGGCGTGCCGGCGAAAATCGGCATCTGCAGGAGCACTTCACGCGGCAGCAGAATGTCGGCCGCATCGTCCTCCTCGTACCGCATCTTGATCGTGCCATCACGGCTGTTGACCACCGACTTGACCGCGACATTGCGCTGAATTTGGATCGTGTTCAGCATGTCGAGAAGGTCGCCGGGCGACACGAGGCCAGCACGCCCGCCGTGCTCAAGCTCGTCATCGGTCGGGACATAGACCGTGTGCAGCATGTCCTCGAACCAGTTGCCAAAATCGGCCTGGGGGATTTCCTTACCGATCACATTGCGCCAAGCCTCGTAATCGTCGTCATAGGGCGTCACCAGCGTGGCGTGGTGCTTATTCAGATGCGGCCCGTTCCTGTCGTGATAGTCGATCTGGGCCACGAACTTGCGGCCGGCCAGATCAGCGATCACCAAAGCGGTGTCGGTGTTGAACGCCTGCAGATAGGTGACGAGCGAATCGGGCTCATTGAACACCTGCGAAGCGGTAATAAAATCCGGCGCCACCGGGTTGAGCGCGGCCACGCGGACCTCGCGCACGCCGTCATTGCCGCCGACGAAATAGAGCGTGTCGCCATTTTCGAGCGTGATGGGCTCGGAAATCTGGCGCGACTGCACCCAGCTCGCAAGGTCGGCAAAATCCACCGTCACGGCGCTGCGCGGCGCGGTGTTGAGTGGCGCCACGCCAGCGCTCTGCGCTTCGCCGGTGCTCGTCGTCTTTTCAGTCGTTCCCATGGGTTTCTCCTTATGGGGCTCTGGCACTGTTGCCACCAAGCCGGGCGCACGAGCGCCCGGCCACAAGCATCAGTCGTCGCCGCGAAGGTTGGAGCGCTGCCGGCGCTCGTTCAGCTCGTCGGCATCCACCACGGACGGCATGACGGGCTGGCGCCTGTCCAGTGCGCCGATTTCCTCGGTTTCGGGATCGAGGAACAGGATGGCGTCGATGCGGACGCGCTTGGGCAGCGTGGTGGTCAGCTCGCCGCTCACCTGCATGGCGTCGGTCTTGGCCTTCGACTTCATCTTGATCTTGATCGTGAGGCTGGCAGAGCCGCCGCCGTTTTCTTCGATGGCAAGCGCGCCGTCGCGAATCGCCTGATCCAGATCGTTGAGGAACTGGCCGCGATCAATGCGGCGCAGCACTTCCATGATGGACTTATTGCCGGTTTTCTTCTCGGACACGTTGGTTATCCCTTCCGTTGCAGGTTGTTCAGCTCAAGGCGGACGCCTTGGGCTTCGGTCATCAGCTTGGCCACGATGTCGGCGGCGTCGATGATTTTGGCGTCGAGCTTGTCCAGGCGGGAATGCAGCTCGATGATCTTCTTGATGGCCTTGTCGCCTTCGGCCGGGCCAAACATTTCCTCGCGGAGCTGCCGAACCCAGACCACCGGAACGCCAAGCGCCTCGGCAACCGACTTGTCGGTGTGCCCCGGCTTATAGCCATGCTCGGCGTCTTGGTAGGCGGCGTCAAGCTCGCCAAAGAGAATGCGTTTCTCCTCGCGATCCATGACACGCGGCGGCGCCGCGTCGGTCGGAATATTGGCGCGCTCTGTCAACAGCGTCACCACGCCACCCTTATCGACGGCGTGAGTATCGAGCACCTGCCGCGTGCGTTCTGGCAGTGCGCGGCTGGCGGTTTCGGCAATGCTTGGCATGTCGTCGTTCTCCCCTTGGTTACGATGTCGGCCGGCGTGCTCTGGGCAACGGTCGCGGCTTGGCCCACGGCCAACCTTCCAGCCCTCCCGACGAGCCTTTGCACTCACCGCGTCAGGCGGCATTGGCGAACGGCCGACATCGGGCAAGGCATACTCTGCGGTGCATCCATCGACAGCACAGGCGATCACCTGGGCGCCAATCATCTTATCGCCGTGCTGGATGCTGCGGCGCTCAAATCTACGATCAGCCATCGTTGGCCATCGAAGTCGTCGCGGCCGGCGCACCGCCCATCCGCATTTCGTTGATGGCGTCGAGCATGATCACCTGCACCGCAATATATTGGTCAGGCATCTGCGACCATGGCTCAATGAGGTTCTGCATGGTCGAGCCAATCACGTGGCCAGCAGCACGCAGCAACACCGGCTGCGCCGTGCCGCGCTCCTGCTCGTCATAGACCCACATGGCAAAGGCGATCTGTATTTCTTTGGCCCGCGCCTCGGCCTCGCTGACTTCGGTTGCCTCCATGCCGGGCGGCATGGGCTCGTCCCACATCGTGCGCAATCGCCGCTCGAACTCGTCACGCGGTAGCTGTTTCATCATCATTTTCTCCTTACGACCGTGCCATCCATTTTGCGTTTGAACAGCCCGTTCCGGTTGGTGGCGAAACCGTTGCGGGCCGGCTTTATCCCACGCGCCTTGTTGCGCACGCGGGTGTTCTTTTTCTTGATGGCCATGTCCTCGCGGTTCTTCGCGGGCAGGCAAAAGCTGCAGGTGCAGCCCAGATTGCGCTCGCGGTTTTCCCCGCCGTTGATGATGGCAATCAGGTGTTCGAGCGTCCACGATTCGCCGCCCTGGGCGTCGATGAACCGGCCGCACTTGTGGCAAAGGCCATGCTCGCGGTCATAGACGCGAGAGCGAACGCGGGGCGGTGCCGGCGTGTCGTCGGTCTTGCCAATCCACTCCTCGACGCTGCGCGCCATCAGGACAGCACCAACTTGAAAGCCAAATCCTTCGCCACGTTCAGCTCCTTCAAGGCGCCCTCGCCCAGCTCTTTTTGGTGAATTTCCATGGCGCGCTTGCGATAGGCAGACTTGATGGCGGCGCGGTCGGCCGTCTTGCTGCAGCCGATCACCACCCACCAGTCGCGGCCGGCGTAATTGGTCTTGGCCTTGGGCGCCTCGCGCTTCTCCTCACGGCCGGGATCGAAGCCGAAATGCATGCGCGCATATGCCTCGCGCAGCGTCTCATAGGTATAACCGCCGAACGGATCACTGCCCTTGGCGCTGCCTGATGTCTCAAACCCATTGGGATCGGTGCTCCACTTGGCATCGTCCCAGCGCTGGCGCTTGCGCATCTTCTCGGCAGCTTCGGCATCGGCCCGGCGCTTGATATCGCCCAGCTCGGACACGGCGCCGACGAGCGCCCAATAAAGATCGGTCGGCTTCGGCATAGCCATCAGCGCCTTGATCGTCGCGGCCACCGTCGCCTCGTCCATCGTGATGGTGTCGAGGATCAGGCGCCACTCGTTCGTGTTCGTCGGCATGTGATGGAACTGTTTCCACTCCATCTATGCCTCCTCGTCCGCCTGGGCTTCGGCCGCGCGATATTCCGATGTCGGCTTGATCGCCATCAGCACGAACACTTTGCGAACGCCGGACGGCCATTCGTGCCGCTTGCCCTTGGGCCAGTTTTCCGTGAACCAGTGAATGGCGCGCTCATAGACAGCAATGTCCATCCCGCCACCCTCACGGAACGATGGCAGCTTGGTGCCATTGCCGAACAGTTTGTTGGAAACCCACGAGTCGCTTTCACCCGTAAGCTCTTGATATTTCGTAATAAGCCGCAACAGATCGTCACGCATGGCCATGGCGTTCACCACTCCTTAACTCGTTCGCGTCATCCTTAGCTGTATCGCAAGCCCGTTGACAGAACAAGATAGGTCAATCTAAATGGAACACATTACGACGCCAAGCGATCATGGGACGCTTGCTCACATGCTGACGAAGCTGCGCGACGACGCGCGGCGCACTGGCAGGGATCACTCGGCAGAGATTGCCGCCATCCTGCGCCTCTGGGAGTTGGCCCGGTGAGCTGGATTTACCGACATCGCTTTGCGCTCATAGCCGCCCAGGCGGCATTGACTTGGTATCTCACAGGGGAATGGAGCCCACTGCCATGAAAACGAAACGCAAGCCCAACGTGAAGCGCACCGGCGAACGGCTCTGCCGTCTCGCCTATGATCTGGGCGACCTTGCCGCACGGTTGCGCGAGGCCGGCTTTGATAGCGAGGCGAACGGCGTTGCCGAGCTTTCCAGCCGCTCGGGCAAGATCGGCCGCGCGCTCAACGAAAAGATGGGGCTCTGACATGGCCACCACCGAATCGCCCATCAAGGAAGTCCGCTATATCGACGTGACGCCCACATGGTCGGCCATCCTGCCGGTCCTGCTCTTTGGCCTTGAGGCTGGCACGCCAGAAGGCCGGCGCCTCGCTCGCGTGGAGCTGGCACGCATGGCCCAAGCCGCCGACGCCTACAATGCTACCCTGCCGAAAGACGCGCCTGCAGCAGAATAGAACGCCTCGCCCTGCCCGCCTTCGCGGTGGGCAGCACCGGGCGATTTGCTCGAACACGGAGAAACCAACATGCAGACCATTCAGCAGACCATTACCGACCTCGAACGGGTGAAGGCGGCGCATTCCGCCATGCACTTCGCGGCCACCGATCTGCAGCAGCTCGAACCCATGCGGCTTGAGCATCGCCTGCAGGCGGACGAGAGCAAGCGCAAGTATGGCGCCATTGCTGCCGCCGTCGAAGCCCTCAAGGGCGCACTCTAATGGCCCGGCGCCCATATCGGGGCACGTCGCTCGAACGGGCGCTTGAGACGCCCGGCCAGACGCTTATGCGCGAGAACAGGGAGCGGGCCGGTCGGCTCGCTCTCCAACGCATCAAGGATGCCGAGGCGCGCAAGCATGCCGAAGGCGACACCGATGCCAACCACGACAACGAGGAGAAGCCGCAATGACCAAGGAACTCTACAAATATTGGAACCGGGAGCTGAACCACATCGCTGGCGGCTTCACCCCGACGATTGACGAGCCCGGCCGCGAATCGCGCGACACTGCCGGCGAGCCCGTCGATGGCTATTGGCGCATCATGGCCGCGCGCACCAAGGCCGACGCGCCGGTGGCCATCTGGCACGATGGCGAGCGCGTCATGCTCAAGATCGGGCGCCGCGATCCGATGGACAACGAGGCGCCCGACTTCGAGGCGTTCTTTGCCTCGTCCTGGCCGAAGTGTGCCGCCGTGCTCGAAGCGGATTACCACGCCGCGCTCGCGTCCGGCATCTGGCCCGGCGACGGCAAGCAATCCCGTCAAATGAGCGAGGAGGAGCGGCTGGACATCATTCCGACGACGCCGGCAGATCAGGGCGGCAACATGGTGGACGAGGACGGCCAGCCGCTCGATCCCTACCACCAGACCATTCTCGCGAAGGCCACGTCGCTGGTGGAAAAGACCAACGAGCTGGGCGCGCTCGACAGCATGCCGAAGGCCGAGAAGGCGGCAACCATCGTCACGGACGCGCGCTCGCTGCGCAAGATCGCGGATGGGAAACGCGACGAGGCCAAGCGCCCGCACGATGAAGCCGCTGCCCGCGTCCAGGCGAAGTGGAAACCGATCCTCGATTCGCTCGATGCCGTCACCAGAGGGCTGGTTGATGCCATCGACAAATTCCAGAAGGCCGAAGCCGCGCGGCTCAAGAAGATTGCCGACGACGCGGCCGAGGAGGAGCGCCAGCGCGTTGCCACCGAGACTGCCAAGCGCATGGAAGCGCAGGGCGCCACGGAGGAGGAAGCCGCCGAAGCCGCGCAGGAAGCTGCCGCCGCCGTCGAGACGGTTGTGGCGGCGCCGGTGAAGGTGGCGAGCGCCCATGGCCGCGCCGTGTCGAAGGCCAAGCGCAAGGTCGGCGTGATCACCGATCAGGCGGCATTCATCGAAGCCATCAAGGGCGGCGAGGATTTCACCGCGTGGCTGCAGCAGAAGGCGGACGCCATTGCCCGCTCGAAAACGCCCGTCGCGGGCATGAAGATCGTGGACGCATAGACATGGACGCTTTCAAGTTTGCGGACCTGTGCCGCACCATGCTGAACATCGATCTGGATCAGCTCGAAAACGCCGGGGTTATCACCCCCGGCGCCACCGGCTCGTCGTGGAAGCGCTGGAACGACGATTGGCGCGTGTTCGTCGCCAAGCTGGACGATGACCGCGTGCAAGCCCTCTGGAAGCTCCTGCAGGAGCAAAACCCCAAGGCGACCATGACGCCGCTGCAGGAAGTCGTGGACGATCTTACCCACGTGATCGAGACGTTGCGCGCCGCCCGCGTCTATGTCCACGTGGCGAACATTGCCGCCGCTCACCAGAGCAATCGCGAAGTGCTGGCGCACACCGGCGCCACCATCCGCAACATCGACAAAGCGCTGACCGATCTTGGTTTCAGCGACAACGAGGAACATACCAATGGCCAAGCGTAGCAAGAGCCTGAAAGCCTTCACCCCGGCGTTCGCCGCCGCCCAGGGTGACTTTGCCCAGATCGTCAAAAGCAAGATGGGCTGGACGATGGACACCGGGCCGGACGGTCGGCCGGCGCCGAAGCAATACGCCTATGCGGACATCGCGGACTTGCTGAACATGGCGCGGCCGGTGCTGGCCAGCCACGGCATCACCGTGATGCAGCTCCCACGCATCGACGGCAGCATGATGATGCTCGATACGCGGCTTGAACTCGATGATGAATGGGTCGAGGCGGAATATCCCGTTTGCGTCATCACCGCTGCGCCGCGCGAGCTGGGCGCCGCGCTCACCTATGCCCGGCGCTATGCGCTGGCGCCGATGCTGGGCGTGGCTGCAGAGGAGGACATGGACGGCGCGGGCGCGGGCGCCATCGATCCTCTGGGGCTCAACCTGCCAGAAGCGCCACGGACGGCAGGCGGGCCACCGCCAGCGCCGCGCGAGGAGGCCACAGAGGACGAGGAGGAGCCCGACGCGGGCGCAACCACCGCCGAAACCGTCGAAACGCCGCCAGCGGCCACGGCAGAGCACTTTGCGGACCCAGAGGAAGTGTTTCAGCGGGCAGAGGAGGAGCTTGGCCTGATGGACACGCTTGCCGATTGGGAGGAAGCGTGGGAGCCGTTCCAGCGGCATCAGGAAACCATGTTCCCGATGGATTGGGACCGGCTCATGTCGATTGGCCAGAAGCACCGCGACCGCATCGAAGCGGCCGAAGCTGCCAAGCCTGCCTCGTCCGGCCGGCCGGGCATGAACCGGGCGGGCCAGTAATGCTCTGGCGCGTGGGCGATGGCGCCTATTTCGGGTGTGACCATTGCTCGCGCGCCAGCCGCAACGTCCAGTCGGATCGCGTCGAGC